CTTCGTTTTTGACAGGTGCAGACTGAAAGCCGGACAGCTTGGTTTCTTCTTCAAAGGAACGATCAGAGGTTTCCGAATCGAAAATCTCTTTCGTCTCTTCGCTGTACTTCGCGTACTCTAAACCAAATAGCGCGTTTAGGCCGGGAAGAAGTTCTTTAAGTAATTGTGCTCTTGAAATAGCCATTAACTATTCTCCTTACAAGCCAACGGCATTAGTGGCGCTACTATATCCGATATTAAATCGAACAAGAACGTCAGGAAACGCATCGGTCATGGGTGAAACAGCAGACACAATCCTAAATGCCGCAGTCGTTTGTACAACCGTTGCATCCATCGCGCTAGTAGAGTTACCAGTTTGGGTAGAACCCGTAGCGGTAGACTGAGCGGCGGCGAAGAACGTATTAGCACCTAAGTCAGCTTGAGCGGCAGCGCCGTCTAGTTGAACTTGGAACAATACATTTGGATCGTCTACAACGTATGCTTTGACAACGCCAGTAGTGCCAGAGGGGTAGTATTGACCAAAGATCACTTGACCTTGAGCGTTTACATACTCACATCCAACAAATACACCGACAGCACCTGTAAAGGTGTTAGCTACAGGAAATGCTTGGTTGCCAGCATTAGCGCCAGTTCCGGTAACAAGGGCAACATAGCCATCGGCTCCGATAAATACAGCCTGACCGTAGAAGATATTAGTACCTTCACCGGCAGGATCAATCAAGTACTGAGTAGTAGCACCTGCGTAAGGCAGACCATCAGCACGTTTTACGGGACGTAGCCCGTATGGTGCGGCAGTTAAAGCCATTAGAAATTCCTCAAATAAGTTTAAGTTCCTTTACCAAAAGTGACCTTCGTTTTTCGCTCATTAAATAGAGGCATACGAGGGTCGTTCTCTCGCATGAGGCTGTTATCTACAGAAGTTATCTGAGCATCAGTTTGGTGCTCGTAATATTCGTTGCGTTCTGATGATAATTCTTTGGGGGCTTTGCATAGCATGAGACCACCAATTACAACATTGTCTTTAAACCGCTCGTTCTCAACGGTGACCATTGTAATCTCTGGATGATCATCTGCCTTTACAGGCTCCCAGCCTTCACGGAGTTTGGACGAAACATTAGTAGCATCGACAGTTCCTTGAGTGCTCACACGAACCCACTTAAAGTCATACCCATCTTCTGGATTAGGTGAGGGCAATACTTCTGGCCTCTGCCATCCTTTCTTACGGACTGTCTTTTCCCGAGTTGTCTGTTCACGATCAATTCTATTTTGAGCCATTATTGTTTCCTCATGTCTATAGCAACCTGTTCGGCGTATTGTTTTGGTGTAAGTCCAAGGCGTTTAGAAACTGCCAATTGGGATGCCGTTAACCTAATCTTTCTAGGTGCTGTGCTCCGCGTTGCGGGGGCAACCACATTTGTTCGTTTCTTACGTTGCTCAACTTCTACCTCAACCTCCCCAAATTCATCGGGGAATATTTGTCGCATACGAGCATCAATCTTCTCGTAGTATTCATCGGTCTGGGGGTTAGCCCCTTCCTTGACAAGTTTATTATGCAACCCCAGCGCGAAACTTGTCATTTCGTCATCTTGTCCGAACCACTTGTTGGTGTCTGCCCAACTGCTGGCTCTTTCATCTATAATAGGTGCTGGGGTGAAAGATTCCTCTGTTTCCTCCGTTTTTACAGGAGTTCCTTGAGATTGTAAAGCCTCTGGGCGTAGGTCAGACAATTTATCTGCCTTAAACTTGGCATTAGTCATCTTTTCTTGCGCTTCGACTAGCTTATCTGAGTCGCCTTCCTCGTAAGCCGCTTTATATGCGCGTTTAGCTAGGATCATCTCTCCTGCCGCAGTACGCTTGGCTTGCTCTAGGAGGGCTTCTTGGTTCCTGCCCACCGTTCCTTTAAGGTCTTTATTCTCTGCGATAAGGCGTTGCGCCACTTGCTCAAGCTCTTGACGCTCTCGTTCAGCAGCTTCTTTAGCTCGGCGTTCATCGTGGTAACCCTTGCTGAAATGTTTAATCCGCTTACGAACTTTGTCACTATAGTCCTCAAGCTCTTCGTCAGTAACATCCTCTGGCGGTTCAGCCGCTGTACGCCCTCGATCAGCTTGCGGAGTATCGTCAATAACTTCGACTTCAACATCGTCATCTTCGTCACCACCCAAGTCTTCATCTTTTGTTTCACGTGAAACCTCCTCTTCCGGTTCATCGAATGGGCTAGTCGCACTAGAGCCTTCTATCTCAATCTCTGTGCTAGCCTCTTCTTCGTTAGGAAACTCAAACTCTACTTTTTCAAATCCCATGATTGGCTCCTATGCGCGGGTTATACCGTGTGGATCGGCTACTATGGCTTCTATAGAATCATCGTTCATTAAACGATACTCTACCCCACCTACCCTAAATCTTGTGCCTGTATTCATACGGAACATTACATAGTCACCCGCCTTACACCACGGGCCTGTTGGAAACCGCTCCTTATCAGAATAGGCTTGCTCACCCATATCTAACACCAAGCCTATTATTGACATAATATGTTCTTGGCTTTTGGTTGTAGTAGACTTAATTAGCCCAGTATCCCCAAAGGTTTCCTCTACTTGCGGTAACGCTACAAGTACTCTGTACCCTACAGGTGTCGGCAATTGTGCCTCAACCTCTTCTGCGGTTAGCTCTACTACTTTCTCAGTCTTCGTCATCATCGTTATCCATATTGCGCGAGAGGTCTTCTACGTAGTTCATACAGGTTTCGAGACCCCGAACCATACCTGTAACTTCTTTGTATGAGGCAAAATCTTTAGCTCCCCCATTACCCAGAAACTGTAGTGCAGAGGCTCTATCGTCCTCGATCTTTTCTTTAAGCACGTCTAAGACGGTTTTAGCCATTATTCACTCTTCTCTTGTTGATCCATAAGTCTTAATAGCTCTAGACTGAGTTTGTCTTGGTCTTTCGTTGTCTGCGTAGCCATACGTAGTCCCTCTTTCTGTGCGTCAAGCTCCAGTTCTTGGGTATCTAGTCCTAGCTGTTTAGTCTTAATTGCAGCATCAATCGCTTCTTTCTGCGCGATGCGGTCTTGTTCAGCCGTTCGTATCTGCATATCTCCTGCATCTTTAGCGGCCTTACGTTGTACTTCCTGCTCTTTGATCGCTACTTCCTTCTGTTGTAACTGGAATATAGGGTCTTCAGCTTGTTTCTGAGATTGCTGTTGAGCTTGTTTCTGCTGGTTTGCTTGGCTTAACTGTGTACCCGCTTGGGCCATCAGTTTCGCCAGTGTTACTTCTACTTCTTCAGGTAGCTCTTTACCAAACGCGGGTAACTGCACTCCAAGCTGTTCTTCTATCTGTGTGCGGTACTGGAACCCTAAATGCTCAAACAAATGAGCCTGTAGTGCCGCCATAATAGCTTGACCCTGCGGGTTCTGACCGATCATCTGCGCTACCATCGGGTCTTGCATAAACGACTGATGAGTAGCGATATGCGCTGTATGATCCTGATGAATAAACGCCTTGATAGGAGTACCTGTTAACGCGTTCATGTTCTCGCTCACAGGGTCGATTGGTTTCAGGTCATCCTCAACAGGTACGAGCTTATCAGCGTTCTTAACCCCTAATACCTCGATCATCTGTCGATGTAACTGCGGAAGGTCGTATATCTGAGGTGCTGATTGGCTCATTTGAAGTACAGCTTGGTACTGTACTACCCGTTGGGCCATTGTAGAGCTATTCGGATCACTGACAGGGATAACTTCTACCATCATGTAATCTGATACACGGGCACTTACTTCCCCCCGCTCGGGGATATAGTCGTACTCCGTAGTTGCGTACTCAGCCATAATCGCCTTGAGGAGTTTAAACTCCTGCTTCATGGCGTAATGGACACGTGCTTGTACCGCAGCCATTGGCTTTAAGGTACGCTCTAACAGTGCCAGCGTTGTCCCTACAGGAGCGTTAGCTGACATATCAGAGATGTTCATATCACTAATAGCACCTAACCTCTTACCCTCAGTTGTTATCTGGTTAAGTAGGGCTAACAGTGTTTGGCTTGGCTCCTTATAAGGGAGCGGCATAATGTTGTCACGGATAGCGCCAGAGGGTACATCAACGTCTTTCCACTCTCCCGGCTCAATAGGAGTGTCATCTCCTTTAATACGTAGTCCCCGAGACTTTAACCCGCCCGGAAGATTAGACAACGTACCTGCATCTACAAGCTGCCGTATAATAGACGTACCGGCTTTAGCATAACCTCCAATAATATGGATCAGGCCAAGCCCATAGAATCCAAATCCCGGTACATACACGTAGTGAACAAAATGGTTCCGCTTAAGGAAAAGAGAATCTTCTTCCTGCCAATTTCTACGGATAGCTAAGACGTTGTTTGTACCGCGCTCAATAGTCACCACATAGGGCTTGGCGATCTCTTCTTCGTCCTCGTCAATACCGGGAATGATGATGTCTGCGTGTATCTCAAAGATAGCGTACCGATCATCATCGGTTATAGAGTACCCACCTTCTTCAGCTTTACGCTTCTCTATATCTGTGTGGTAGGGTTCTGGATCACCTAAGTCAACGTCACGATAAAACCCCATAGATTGGAGCTTCTTTAACTCATTCTTAGTCTTACGCATCACGTGGGTAACACGTTCAGCCGTCTCTATATGTGACGCACCGTAAGGGACGATGACATCTTCTGCGGGTATGTAGATGGCTACCTGACGGCCCAGACTCGGATCGTAATACACCTTCTTGAACGCAGACCCCGCCAGCCCTAGGCTGTAGAGCATCCGTTCGTGCTCGGGACGGTACTCGACCATCCGCTCCGTCAACTCATAATTCATGTCAGCCTTTACCCGCTCGGCGGCTTCGGCTTTTTCTGTTGTCTCTTCCCCTAATATCTTTACACGTACTGGGCCAGCCGCTGGGAACGTCTCGCTCATTGTCTCTGCTTGGAACCGTATGGCGGCTTCAGCAAGTACTGTGGAATACACGCCACAAGCACCTTCCCAAGGTTCAGTACGTTCCTCATACTTGAACCCAAGTACATCTAATCCCTTAACGAATGTATCTGCCCAATCTTTTCTACTTTCTATATCAGCGTCCACATGTCCTACAAGCTCTTCTGCTAGCCCTTGTAGTTCGCCGTCATCTAGAGCTTCGGCAAGGTTGCCGTCAAACTCCATCATGTCAGCGGCATCAATCTCAGCGATAAGTGTTATTTCTATACTGCCGTCAGGTAAAAGCACCTCATCTGCTGCTTCTAGGTCTTCGCTCTCCATGATCTCCATGCCTAGCTCTTCTTGTCCCTCACGCTCCAGTTCTTCGTCTATCCCTTCTGGTGCAGCGTATAACCCTTTCTCGATTGCCATATTTTATGCTCTCAATAATATCGGTTTGTTCGGTTGCCTTTAAAGTATTTAACCTCTTCTGGCTCGTCACTTGGTAGGCGTATGAACCCGCCGCTCCTAAATCTCATCAGGGCCATAACTGTCGCATCAACTAGGTCATCGTTACTTGCGAAAGGGAAGCCAGCTATCTCTTCTATCACTTCTTCAGCCCAACGTGTCTCAGGCATCCAACAGAGTCCTGACGCTACAATATCAGCAACAGAGTTTAATCGCGCTAGCTTATCACCACTACCCCTATGAGGGGTAAATTCTTGCACAGGTAGGCCCATACGTCTCATCTCTTGGTATAAGGCTACACCAGAACTCTTCTTCTCTACAATAAAGGCATCGGGTTCCCACTCAGCATACTCCTCCATTGCTAGGTCTTTCAACTCAGGGAACTCTAGCCGCTTCTTAATACTATTGAGCAAAATGATGTGATACGCGTCTGCCGTCTCATTGAAGAAGACCCCCCACGTGGTGAGTGCGGTATAGTCGGCTCGATTGTGCTTCTCCGCTGCGGAGTCAAGCGACATGATAAGGTACTCACACTTCGGGGGGTCTTCCTCTTCCCATATATTCCACCACTCACGTTTAATAAGCGCGGCTTCTTCTGCGGTTGGTTCTTGCTGGTACTGAGCATTCCACTGGAATACTGGCATAGACGCTTTGGTTCGTAGCAGAGCTTCCAGATCAAAGAACTCAGGCCACAAGGGTTTCTGTATAGGTTTACCTGTCTCTTTATCGTCCACCTCAAGTATGGCGGGGAATTCAACTACCTCAAACTCATCGGCGCGTTCGTTTTGAGACATATCCTTTACTACGCGGCCTGTCAGATCGTCCATGTGCCAACGCGTTTGTATAATGGCTACTCTTCCCCCCGGCATAAGCCGAGTACGTGCGCCGAACGTGTACCAATCGTAGGCTCTAGCAAAGGCAGAGAAGTTCCCGTTGATCACGTCCTGCTCAGAGTGAGGATCGTCAATTAATAAGAGGTCAGCGCCACGACCCGCCAGTGCAGAGCCTACACCCGTTGCGTAGTACTCCCCACCCACATTAGTGTTCCACCGACCCGCAGACTTAGAATCCGAAGCAAGGCGTACCGCTGGGAAAATAGACCTATACGCCTCCGTTGCGATGAGGTTTCGTACCTTTCTACCGAAATCTACAGCTAAATCAGTGGTATGCGACACCATCATTACTTTCTTGTCTGGATTACGCCCTAAGAACCACGCTGGATAGAAAATAGAGACTAATTGTGACTTACCGTGACGTGGTGGGATGTTAACACATACTCTATCCTTATCCCCATCCTCAATCGCCATCAGCATATCGGCAAGAATACGGTGATGTTTCCCCACAATGAAGTCTGACATCATCGCCTTACAGAACTCAATCAGGTCATCGAACGCAAGCTGGTTCGCCTTCCTGTTCTCCAGTTCATCGACCATCTTCTCAATCTCAACCACCTCATCAGGGGTATACTCGTCAAGATTATCTAACATCACTGCAATCTCTTCGTCAGAAAAGTCAAAAGCTACAGCTTCACTCATTTTTGGACTCGCCGTACATCTCAGCGTCCACGTCTAACACCGCTCCCTCGAACTCAATGGCAGTTTCAGGCTGATCGTCCACGTTAACCCACTCTGCTTCTTCCACATTGTCGGGCATAAGGTCGGGTTCTACCTCCTTAACCAGCTTTTCCAGCTTCTTACGTAGGTTAGCGCGTAGGTCATCAGTGCTCTGGTGCGTTATCGTGACCTCGGACTTCTCTGCGAACAACCCAACGTCTGATATCTTGCCCAATAGCTCCAAAGCACGGAGTCTGATCTTCGCATCCTCGTTGTCAGCCTCCAAAATTAGCTTGTTGGTGACCAAATGACGTATCTGCGTAGCCGATTCTGCTACAGATGTACCGAATTCCTCTAGAATAGAGTTAGTGAGCACTAACGAGGCGGGGGTCATCTTTGCTATGCGTTTCCGCGACACCTTTTTCGAGGCTTTCTCTGGATTTTCCGCATACTCACGCGCTAATTCGACTGCAAGGTCAGCATCTAGGGCCGAGGCTTTGGTTTCTATGTAGGGGTGTTCGGTGTCATCAACAGCGGCGAGGTAATTAATGGTCTCGCAAGCTGCGGCGACTCTAACTTTTAGGTCACAGAAGGGTTCATCGTCTAAAAGGGGTACGCCTCTGTCTACTTGAAGCTCTATCGTCATCTTACTTAAACCCTATGGTGCTTGCAGGAGGTTAACCGAAGGGGCAAATGTAACTCAAAGTCTACGGATGTTCAAGGATTGTAATTTA